AAGCAGAAGCTCAGAAGAAGATGTCTGATGCATCTATCATTGAAATGTATCTAAATGCAATGCCTCAGATTGTGGCAAATGCTGCCGCTCCTCTTACCAACGTGGATAAGATTGTTCAGTATGGCGATGGCAACTCTGCTCGTCTTGTAAAGGATGTTATGGGTTCTGCCAATCAGGTCATTGAAGCAATGTCTGAAAATGGCATTGACATTAAGGAAATGCTTTCAAAAGCATTGAATAAGTAATTTAAATAAACACTATGATTTACTTCATAGTGTTTATTTTTTTTATCCTAATTGACGCGATCGGCCGTAGTTCCAATTAACCACCCCTATAGAAATTTTTTTAGCAAAACATCAAAAGGCCATTTTTCATTAAAAATAAACTCAACATTTATAAATAAATTAGGTAAATAGAATTTGCGAAATAAAAAAAATTTTGCTATAATTTATATTAAAGAAAGGATGAATAAAATGTCTCCATTAGAAAAAGATGTTTTACTTTTAAAAATTAGGGTTTCTAAAGAACTAGAAGAAGGTATTTTATTTGACGATGATGAATTAATTTCATAGTTAAAAGAAATTGAAGGAGAGGTTAATCAAGAAAATATCGCTATTATTTTTTATAATATTTAGAATTTTGAATTTTTACATTCTTTAAATAAAATAAATGATCTTCAAAATTTTATAAATAAAATAGATTATTTAAAAAATAATACTCATATATAGACAGAAATTAATTATTTATTCTTAGAAGTAAAAGCCGATTCAGATACTACTGAAAATAATATTATATTCTTTAATAATTATGAAATAAAGAAAAATAATGAATTAAGATATTATTCTTTATTAAGTAGTATTTTTATTAGATATAAATTATTTAATAAATTAGATGAATTGGAAAATATTATAAAAAATATTTAAGGAGGACATAATATATGGCTACTTGTGCTACAACTGGATGTATAGGTACATGTTCAATAAGTTGTACTAACGGTTGTGATAAAGGCTGTGGAGGAAATTGTTCTCTTTGTGAAACTTGTGGAACTAGTGCTTGTTAGGGCAGTTGCTCTGGAGGCTGTGATACTGGATGTTCTAGTACATGTGGCAATTGGTGTGCTGCTTGTGATTCTAGTTGCTCAGGTAGTTGTTCTGGAAGTTGTGGGTCAGGATGCTCTAGTAGTTGTTCTGGAAGTTGCCGTGGTGATTGTGATGGATGTACCGCAACTTGCCAAAATGATTGTACTAGTAGTTGTTCTGGTGGATGTAGTGGATGTACTGATACTTGTAAAACTAATTGTTCAGCTTGTACTGGTAACTGTACTGGTGAATGTGATAATGGATGCTCTACTTCTGCCAATGTAAATCTTTACAATTCTATTAATTTAAGAGTTGTTTTATATGCGGCTGATATCGCTAATATTTATACAATGCTAAATAAAGAATTGTCTAGACGCGGTTATAGCACTTTATCTACAAATGTTTCTTCTAATAGTAAAATTAATACAACTTTAAAGAATGAAATATTTACAAATATTTCTAAAATGCAATCTACTTCTTATAGTGGAGATACTTGCACAAAATCTGAAATGCAAAAAGCAATTACTACTTTAAAAACTTTATATTCTAAAATTTTAAAGGCTTAATTTGCGCGATAAAAAGGAGAAAATAATGAAAACAATTATAATAAAAGCAGACAATACTATTTTAAATGATAAACTTGAACGTTCTTATCAAGATCTTTTAGCTCGTCAAAGTATTATTACTTTTATGATGAATAGCACTTCGTTTAATAATATGGAAACCGATAATTATAAAAAATATCATCAAGAATATGTTGAAAAATTTATTGAATATGATAAAATAAGAAATGAAGTAGGAAAATATTATGATCTAGCTAAATATGGTAATAATGCCTATTGGAGTATAGATTTTTCAACTCAAACAATTACTGTAACAATTAATGATGATGATGCTCAATGAGACGTAGATTTGAACAATATAATGATACAATACAAAGATTATATCCTGAATTATTAACAAATAAAGATGATAAAATCTTTGATATAACATTACAAGTAACTGATTCCTGTAATTTACGTTGCAGTTATTGCTATCAAGTGTGTAAAAAAAATCACTTAATGGATTTTGAAACTGCTAAAAACTATATAGACATGATAGCAATAAATCCTAAAAAAAATGAATATTTTGATCCAAAAAATATTAAAGGGTTAATTTTTGACTTTATTGGTGGAGAGCCTTTTTTAAATTTAGATTTAATAGATAAAATAATGGATTATACAATTTCTAAATTAATTGAAATAAATAGTCCATTAATTTATTTTACAAGATTTTTAATTTGCACAAATGGAACATTGTATTTTGATCCAAAAGTACAAAAATTTTTGGATAAATATAAACAATGGTTATCTGTTTCTATTAGCATTGATGGAAATAAAGAATTACATGATGCTTGTAGAAAATTTCCTGATGGCTCTGGAAGTTATGATATTGTTGTAAAAGCAATAAAAGATTGGCGAGAAAAAACCGGAGAATATCCTTGTTCAAAAATTACTTTATCTCCTAATAATATTATGCATTTAAATGACGCAGTAAAAGCTCTCTTAGATATAGGGTTTACTTCCATATTGGGAAATGTTGTTTTTGAAAAAGGCTGGACTTTAGAACACGCTAAAATTTATTATAAACAATTACAAGAATTAGGACAATATCTCCTTGATAATAATTTAGAAGAAGATGTATATATTTCATTTTTCGAGTATCCAGATTCAAAATTATTTAGACCAAAAGATTGGACTAATAAGGATGAATTACAAAATTGGTGCGGCGGAAATGGCGCTATGATTGCCATGAATTATACTGGTAATTTGTATCCTTGCTTGCGCTATATGGAAGATGCATTAGGAAATTCTGCTCCTCCTCTTATCGTGGGAAATGTAAATAAAAATGAAATAGCGACAACAGAAGAACAAAAACAGTTAACAAAAGAGCTGAAAGCAATTAATTCTTATACTTAGTCTTCTGATGAATGTCGTGAATGTCCAATTGCTACTGGATGTGCTTGGTGTCAAGCATATAATTATCAAGAAACTGGTGTTCTCAATAAAAGAGTTACTTATATCTGTCCTATGCATAAAGCTCGTGCTCTTGCTAATATTGAATTTTGGAATAAATATTATAAAAAGCACAATATGAATATAGAATTTCCAAATAATATGAGACAAGAATGGATAGATGAATTATTGAATTAAAATAAAGGCGAAAGTTATAATACTTTCGCCTTTATTTTTTTGCTTTTTAATATTTTTTATGCTACTATATTTATAGAATAAATAGAAAGGAGTTCTACCATTTTGAAAAAGGAACCTTTATTTAGTTATGATCCTGAAACGGGTGAAGCGTCTTGCCTTATTGAAGATAAAGATGGTAATATAATTTATGGTATTGCTAAATGCCACCCAGATGATATGGATATGGCAAGCGAAAAAACTGGATGTGACTTTGCTTATAGACGAGCTTATGTAAAAGTTTTACAAGCATATAAAAAAGAATTAAAAACAGAACTTAGAGCATTAAATCAATTATATTATTCGATGAACAAAAGTAAACATTTTAATCCAAAGTCTTATGAAAATAAAATGCTTCAAAGACAAATCCGCCAGAAGCAAGAAGATATTCAATATATAAATGATTCTATCGAAAATGCTAAAAAAGAATTAAGATATATTATAAAAGAAAAAGATAAATTTTATCAAGGTATTCGCAAACATCGCAATGAGGTCAAGAACTAAAAATAAACATATATAAATTTTTATAAATATTAAGAGGATGGTAAATCTTCAAATCCCCGGCGAAAGGGTGAATATTTATTTTAACATTTATATTCGGAATAATATTTATCGCATTTTTATACCCAATAGGAGATAGTTTAGTTAGTTTATTGACAACTTTTCTCGAATTGGTAAAAGGGAAATTAACTCTTAAAATTGCAGAGTATAATTCCCAAATCGAAAAATTAGCAACCGATTCAAAAACCTCAACTCGTGCGGTCGGATTTGCTATACCAAACATAGAAGAGGAAGAAGATGATGGATACGAAGATATATAAATTTTATGATACTTGTAGCTTATTGATGGCGGTTGATACATTTCTTCAAGAAGAAGAATATACACCTGTAATATCTTCTATTACTTTAAAAGAATTAGAAAATATTAAAACTTCATCAAATAAAGATGCTGATGTAAAATATTCAGCTCGAAAAGTATTACATAAATTAAATGAAAACCCTGATAATTATATTATCCAACTATTTAAATTAGATGGATTAAAAATAATTGAAGATTCTAACCTTCCAATTACTGATGACAGTAGAATTTTGTCTACTGCTATTGAATTTAAATTGGCTCATCCTAACACTATTTTTATTACTAATGATTTATCATTAAAGGCGATGGCAAATCTTTTTTTTGATAAAGATCATATCCAAAGTATAGATGAAGAATTAATTGATGAATATAATGGATATTTAGAAGTAGTAATGTCTGACACGGAAATGGCTAATTTTTATTCTAATCAATATGAAAATATTTATAACTTGCATATTAATGAATATTTAATTATAAAAGATAAAGATAATAATGTTGTTGATAAAGTATGCTATACCGGTGATGGTTATCGTCCTATTTCATTTGGTAATTTTGATTCTGCTCAATTTGGGAAAGTAAAACCAATGAAAGATGACCCATACCAAGCATTATTTGCAGATAGTCTTATTAATAATACCATCACTATGGTTCGCGGTCCAGCAGGATCAGGTAAAACTTATTTAAGCTTAGCCTTTTTAATGAATCAATTTGAACGTGGACGTATTGATAAAATTATCGTATTTTGTAATACAATTGCAACCAAAAATTCCGCAAAATTAGGTTTTTACCCTGGCACTCGTGATGAAAAATTACTTGATAGCCAAATTGGTAATCTTTTAATCAGTAAATTCGGCGGTCGTTTAGCTGTTGAACGTATGATTGAAAATGAACAATTAGTTCTTTTACCATTGAGTGATATTCGTGGTTATGATACTACTGGAATGAAAGCTGGTATTTATATTTCTGAAGCTCAGAATATGGATATTTCACTCATGAAATTAACTTTACAACGTATTGGTGAAGATGGTATTTGTATTATTGACGGCGATGATAAAACGCAGGTTGATGATATTGCTTTCGCTGGAGCTAATAATGGTATGCGTCGAGCTTCTAAAGTCTTTAGAGGATCAGATGTATATGGTGAGATTGAATTAAAGCAAATTCATCGTTCAAAGATAGCGGCTATAGCTGAGAATATGTAATTATAAGAAAGAGAAGATTTATTTCTTCTCTTTCTTTTTATTTTTATAGAAAGGAGGATAATATGACTAATATTGAAATTGCTTGGAATTATTTATATAAACAAATAAAAAATCCCTACGGAACCGCGGGATTAATGGATAATTTAAAAGCTGAATCAAATTTTAACCCAAAAAATCTTCAAAATAGTTTTGAAAAAACGCTTGGATTAAATGATGAATAGTATACAAAACAAGTTGATAATGGTAAATATACTAATTTTATTTATGATAAAGCTGGATATGGATTAGCGCAATGGACCTATTGGAGCCTTAAAAAACAATTATATGATTTTACAAAAAAGAAAAATACTTCAATAGGAAATTTAAATACTCAACTTGAATTTTTAATTTATCAACTCTCTACATATTATCCTACCATTTGGAATACTTTAATAAATTGTAAAGATATATAGACTGCTTCTAATATAGTTTTAACGCAATTTGAAAGACCAAAAGATTAGAGTTTAAAAGTCCAATAGCAAAGATTATATTATGGAGTTGAAATATACGATCAATTTATAGGAAAAGGTGAAGATATGAAAATTGTAGATAATTTAACAAAAACTAATTATCAAAAAGGAAATAATAGAACAATAAAGTATATTGTTATACACTATTTTGGTTCTCTTGGAACTGCTAAAAATATTAGTGATTATTTTAAAAATTCATCTGCTCAATCATCAGCTCATTATTGCGTTGATGAAAATGATATTATCTATCGTAGCGTTAAAGATGAAGATATTGCTTGGCATTGTGGCACTAAAAAAGGATATAAACACCCTGAATGCCGAAATGCTAATTCCATCGGAATTGAAGTAAGACCTTGCAAAATAAATAAATCTAATATTGTAGCAAGTGATACAGATTGGTATTTTGATCCAAAAGCAGTAGAAAATACTGTATAGCTAGTAAAACAATTAATGTAGAAATATAATATACCGGCGGATCGCGTTATTCGCCACTATGACGTAACTGGTAAATTGTGTCCTCGCCCTATGTGTGGAATTGACACAAATAGTTATTATAAAACAAGTGGCGATTATCAATGGTAGTTATTTAAACAAAAAATTGGTGATAATATAAATGTGAATGAGGAGGACGAAGATATGACTCAGGATAAATTTAATGAAATGATGGAAGTTTATTTAAATCAATAGGCTGAAAAAGATGCTAGTTCTTGGTCTAGCACAGAAAGAGCCTGGGCTGAGAGTAAAGGATACATCAAAGGTGATAATTTAAACCGTAAAATGTATAAAAAGTTTATGACTCGTGAAGAAATGATTGTAGTTCTTTATAGAATTATGAAAGATAAAGGGCTGGTGTAATATGAAACAAAAGAGAGAATTTTCTAAAAGTTTATTAATTCAAGAATCTGCCTTAATTTGGATTTCTACATTAGCATATATTGCTTTAGCTTTTTATTGTATTTTTAATGGCTATATGGGTTCTTTGCCTTGGCTTACCGCGAGTGCAAGTTTACCTTGGGCTGCATATGGCGTGAGCCAAGTTTATTATTATAAAAAATCAATGGCTGAAAATACTAAAGATGGCGTTAAGTATGCTTCAGTCATGAAAGAACTTGATGAAGCCTATGAAAATTATAAAAAAGAACTTGGTAATATTTCAAATGTAAGTGATGTTGAAGTTACTTCTATGGATTATTATACTGAAGATGATTATAGCGATGATAGTGAACCTATAAATACTGATTATGGTATTTAATATAAAATTGGATAGTATATTAAAATATACTATCCAATTTTTTTTATTTATATCTCTGGGTATCTCTCTTAAATATATTATACAAAAAATTTTTTATCTCTGTCAAATTTTATTTAAATTGGCATTTTAAGCCACGATTTTTGACTTTCTAAAATATTTTTGTTATAATATATTTATAAAATAAAAGAAATATGTTTATTGGAGAAAAATATGAGTAATTATTTTAATCATTTAAATACAGTTTTAACTCATAAAAAATATGTATTTAAATACTGCAAAATGGCTGGTATTCCTTGGCGTGGTATTAAGCATGATTTATCTAAATTTACTCCTATTGAATTTATCGAATCAGCTCATTATTGGACTGGTAATCGTTCTCCGATTGATAATTGTAAAGATGTAAATGGATTTAGTCGAGCTTGGCAACATCATAAAGGTCATAATACTCATCATTGGGAGTATTGGATTGATGATATTAAAGATGGTAGAGAAGGTCATCCAAAAGCATTGTTAATGCCTTATGAAGATACTGTTGAACTTCTTTGTGATTATTTGGGTGCGGGAGCCGCCTACATGAAGGATAAATTCAATGCGGAAAGTGAATTAAACTGGTGGCTCAAGAAACGTGAAGAAGTTCTTATGCATCCAGTCGTCAAATCTTTTGTTAATGTAATTTTTCTTAAATGGAAAAATGGAACTCCTATTGAAGAATTACTTAATAAAAAGTATTTAAAAAAATTATATGATGATTTAGTTTATGATTATAAATTAAATCAAATTATTCCTAAAATTAAGGAGGAATCTAATGGCAACGACAATTAATTTAGATTCTTATGGAGTAAAAGATATTAAAACTCTTGAAGGCATAGAGGCAATCCGCCTTAGACCTGGTATGTACATCGGTTCAACTGGACCTGATGGAGTTAAACATATTACTCTTGAAATTATCTCAAATGCAGTTGATGAATATTTAAATGGTCATTGTACTCGTTGCGATATTTCAGTGTCTAAAGATGGGTATATTGAAATCCGCGACAATGGACGCGGTGTTCCTTTTGGAAAGGCGAAAGATGGCAGTGAAACATTAGTAAATGTTTATACCAAACTCCATACTGGCGCGAAATTTGATAGTAATGGAAAAACTGGATATAATACATCTGGTGGTATGAATGGTGTTGGTGCAAAAGCTACTAATGCTCTTTCTCGTTATTTTCAAGTTGCATCTTTTCGCGACGGTAAACATGCGGTTGCATCTTTTGAAAAAGGAAAATTAAAAGATTATCAGGAAGAGAAATGGGTTGGCAAAGAAACTGGAACTTGGGTTAAATTTTTGCCAGATGAAAGTATTTTTAAAGAGGGGATTGTTCTTGATTATGACGCTCTAAAAAAGCAAATTCAAGAATTGGCTTATCTTTCTCCTGGTATGGTATTTCATTTTACATATCTTGATAAACCAGAAGAAGAAATTACTTCAAAGAATGGTATTCTTGATTATATTAAAGATTTAAATAGCAATAAAACTTCTCTTACTTCAATTTTTTATACTGAAAATATTGAAGATAGAATTGGGGTAAAGATCGCTATGGAGTATAATGATACTTATAGTGATACCTATAAGTTGTATACCAATTCAATTCCCAATAGTGGTGGAACACATCTAACAGGTTTTAGAACAGCACTTACCACTTCTATTAATGAATACGCTCGTGATAAAGGCCTTTTAAAAGAAAAAGATGCTAATATCACTGGTGAAGAACTTAAAGAAGGATTAAGTCTTGTTCTTTCATTTATTATGCCTGATCCGGTCTTTTCTGGTCAAACTAAAGACGTTTTATCCAGTAGTGAAGCAAGAACTATCGTTCAACGTCTTGTCTCAAAAGATTTAAAAGTTTGGCTTGATAATAATCCAAAAGATGCAAAAACCATTGTGGATAAGGCCATGTTGGCGAGAGCGGCTCGCGAAAAGGCGAAGAAAGCTAAAGAAACCGTTCGTAAGGTCGATACAAAGAAAAGAACTATTTTACCCGGCACATTAAGTGATGCCAATAGTAAGAATAGGAGCGAATGTGAAATCTTTATCGTCGAAGGCCGTTCCGCCGAAGGTCCTACTAAAGAAGCTCGCAATCGTAATACACAAGCTGTCTTACCTGTGCGCGGAAAAATTCTTAATACTTTAAAAACTGATTTGCATAAAGCATTAGGAAATAAGGAAATTAGCGCGATGATTGATGCTTTTGGTCTTGAAGTTAAAGATGGTAAAGTAATTGTTGATGAATCAAAATTACGCTATGGTAAGATTATTATCACTGCGGATGCTGATGTAGATGGAAGTCATATCCGTATTTTATTCCTTACGTTTATTTGGAAATTTGCTCCTGAGCTAATTGAAAAGGGGTATATTTATGCTGCGGTTCCCCCTCTTTATAAGGCCACTTGGGGTACAAATATTAAATATCTTAAAGATGATGCAGCCCTTGAAGCATTCAGAAAGACTATGAAGAATAAAAACTTTGAATTGGGACGTATGAAAGGGTACGAGAAAGTCTGGCCCTTACCTACTTTTCCGCTGATCGGCGGGGTCGCGAATTGGTAAAATTTTCTGGTTGGCGGCTAACGAGGCAGTCTCGCTAATATTTTGGGACATTTCAGGAAAAACTGAAATGAATGAGCATCAAATATTGGTGGAGATAATCTCGTGGGAAGAACTACGATATTATCTTACTTATAATTAGTGAGGTAATTAAAATGATTGGTATTTATAAAATAACTAATAAAATAAATAACTTATCTTATATAGGACAAAGTACGCAAATAGAATAGCGTTTTAGAGAACATAAAAAATCATATAACTGGTATAGAGAAAAAAATAAAAAATTATATAAAGATATACTAGAATATGGAATAAATAATTTTTCTTTTGAGATATTAGAAGAATGTTTTGTAGAAGAACTTAATGATAGAGAATAGTATTATATAAAATATTATAATACTTATCCTAATTAGTACAATATGACTCCTGGAGGACAATTTAATGCTGAAGAAAGTCATCTAAGTCATAAGCTAACTAAGCAAGATGTCATTAATATTAGAACTCGTTATAATAATCAAGAAAGAAAAAATGAAGTTTATGAAGATTATAAAAATTTAATTGGCGAATCTGGCTTCCATAAAATTTGGAATGGTAATACTTGGAAAAATATTATGCCAGAAGTGTATACCACTGAAAATAAAAATTTTCATAAACATAATACTTCTAATTAGGGAAGTAAAAATGGACGCTCTAAAATGACTGAACAAGATGTTTATCAAATAAGATTACGTCGTAAAAATGGAGAAAATATAAGAGAAGTTTATAAAGATTATTCTGATAGACTGACATACGGCTCTTTTACAAATGTATGGAGCTATTAGAATTGGAAAAATATCGTAGTTTAATCCTGTATCGACTATCCCCTTTGTCGGGGAGTAGAAAGTATTATTGATACATACTTTCAAAAAGGTAGGCGTGATGATGGCAGTTAATACGTTAGCCGGAGCGAAGAAATAGTCAGTGCCAATAGTGATATTGGAGAAGCATGTAGGCGAAATGGATACTCACGAAATGGAACTTGTTATGAATCCAGAAACTCGCACTTTAAAGCAGATTACTATGGATGATGCTAATGTAGTAGCAAAAACCTTTATGGATTTAATGGGTGAATCAGTAGGTCCTCGTAAGTCTTTTATTGAATTAAATGCGGAAAGGGCTAATATCGATGTATAATACTGATAAGGGATATGTAAGTAATTACAAAGGGATTCCTGTCGAAATAGTTCCTATCCGTAAAGACGATATTATTTTAGCTCATATTAATGAAGATACAGATTTAGAAACTTGTAAAGCTCTCTATGAACAATTACAAAAATTATTTCCAGATAATAAAGTAAGTGTTATTAATGATTATTTCATTAATAGAATTAGTATCTTTACTGATGTATCTTTTAATATTGACTGTGGAGAAAATGAATTTTTAGGGAGGCCATCATATGATTGCGATTTATACTGATGGATCTTGTCGCAAAAATGGGCAAAAAAATAATAGTGGTGGTTATGGATTTGTGGTTGTTGAGTATTGGGATGTTCCAGAAAATGGTATTATAATTGATGCATATCAATTACATGCTTTAGAAGATACTACTAATAACCGCGAAGAAATGAAAGCCATTCTTCATGTTTTAAAAAAATATGGTAAACATGATAATGGAGAATGGACTAATGATATCCCTACAGTATATAGTGATTCAGCTTATTGCGTAAATACTTTTACTAATTGGATGTATGGATGGGCCCGCAATAATTGGATCAAATCTGACAAAAAAGTTCCAGAAAATCTTGACTTAGTTAAAGATTATTATGAAACAGAAAAAGAAATTAAAATTGATTTAAGAAAGATTTCCGGTCATAACGGACATTTGTGGAATGAATTAGCAGATGGTCTCGCTACTGGAAAAACTACAGTTGAGGAGGTTCTTAAAGAATATGGGAGAGATTTTAAAAACTCCAATAGTTCACGAAGTAGAGCAATCCTTCCTGGATTACTCTTTGAGTGTAATAACTGATAGAGCAATTCCATCAGCAGAAGATGGATTGAAGCCAGTAGCAAGACGTATCCTTTATGATATGTTTGATAAGGGATACTTTAACAATAAGAAATTTGTTAAGTGTGCTCAGCCTGTTGGTGATGCAATGGGTCGTTTCCATCCTCATGGAGATAGCTCTATTTATGGAGCGTTGTGTATTTTAAGTCAGCCTTGGACAATGCGTTATCCATTAATTTCATTCCATGGTAATAATGGCAGTCGTGATGGCGGTGAGCCCGCGGCCTACCGTTATACTGAGTGTAAATTGTCTAAGATCGGCGAAGAAATGCTTGCAGATATTAAAAAGAATACTTGTGATTGGCAATTAGCATATACGGATGTTGAAAATGAGCCAGTATATCTTCCTGGCCGAATTCCGCATCTTCTTGTTAATGGTACTACTGGTATCGCAGTTGCTATGGCTTGTTCTTTTGCTCCGCATAATTTGACTGAGATTATGGATGCAATTATTTATACTTTGCGTAATAATAATTGTAAAGTTGAAGATTTACTTCAATTCGTTCAAGGCCCAGATTTTCCAACCGGTGGAACAGTTATTAATAAAGATGAATTAAAAACTGCTTATTTGACTGGTAAGGGTCGTGCTCGTATGAGAGCAGATTATGTGATTGAACATGAAAAAACACATGATTTAATTGTATTTACTACAATTCCTTATAAAGTTTCAAAGGATACCCTTTGTGAAGATATTGATAAACTTTGTGAAGAGGGTAAATTGAATGGTATTGTTGCCATTAGAGACGAGAGCACTAAAGATGGAGTCCGTTTTGTAATTGAGCTTGATAAAGGAGTTAGTGCGCAACCCATTATCTCTAAACTTTATAAACTATCTCGCCTTGAAGAAACTTATAGTTTTAATCAAGTTGCTCTTGTTGATAAAAAGCCAAAACTTTTAAATCTTAAACAACTTATTGAAATTTATATCAATCATCAAAAAGATGTGCTATTAAGAAAAACTAAATATGAATATGATAAAGCTCAAGCACGTATTCATATTTTAGATGGTATTCTTAAGGCTCTTGAAGATATTGATAATGTAATTGCTCTTATTAAAAAGAGCGAAAGTGCGGCTGCTGCACGTCAAGCCTTAATGGCACAGTATAACTTGGATGAAGACCAAGCTAAAGCAATTCTTGATATTAAATTAAGTAGATTAGCTCGTTTAGAAAAGGTTGAAATTCAAGAGGAAAGAGACAATCTCATTAAAGAAACTGAGCGTCTAGCTTTGATTCTTAAAGACCCTACTGATGAACTTGAAAAGGTTTTCATTAATATTAAAAACACTTATGGTGATGCTCGTATTACTAAAATCATTCAAGCTCCAGTAGAAAAAGAAGATAAAGAAATTGAATATGTTGAGCCTGAGAAGTGTGTTGTTGTAATGACTGAAGGCGGAACTATTAAACGTATTCCAACCGCATCTTACCGCACACAAAAGAAAAATGGTAAAGGTATTAAATCTCAAGAAGATATTACGTCTTGTGTTTTAAGAACTAATACTATTGACTCTTTAATGATTTTCTCAAATAAGGGTGTAATGTATCGACTCTTGGTTGATAATATTCCAGTAGGAACAAATAGTTCACCAGGTCAGTCTATTAAGAGTCTTGTAAATATGGCTCCTGATGAGAATCCTGAGACAATGTATTCGATTTATAGGGATACTGATGCTAAATATGTATTGTTTACTACTAAAAATGGACTTGTAAAAAAGACCGCTTTGGAAGAGTATATTAGTACAAAGAAAAAAACTGGTATTGTCGCAATTAGTTTACGGGAAGGTGATAGCCTAGCATCTGTATGTCTAATTAAAGATGAACCTATTGTATTAACAACTAAAAATGGTATGGGAATTAAATTTAATTCTACAGATATTACAACAACTTCTCGCGCTACCAATGGTGTTAAAGGTATTAATCTTAACGATGGTGATGAAGTAATTTCTACTATGCCAATTCGTCATGATACTGATTCTGTAGCAGTGTTTAGTGGAAATGGCTTAGGAAAGAAATTCTCTTTAAATGAATTGACTTTACAAAAACGCGGTGGAAAAGGGATTAGTGTATATAAAACAAGCGCATCTACCGGCCCATTAACTGCGACTGCGTTAGTTGCGGATGAGGATAATCTACTTATTACAGGGGATAAAGCATCTATTTGCGTCTCAGCGAAGGACATCCCAGCTCTTGGGCGCATTTCTATTGGTAATCAGATTATTAAATCTAGTAAAATTAAGTCAGTAACTAAAGTATAAAATCCTATAAAGGAGGATATAATCCTCCTTTACTTGATTTTTTATAAAAATTTTTCTATAATATATTTAAAGATAGGACGGAAATAAATCAATGAGTTTCTCTAAAGAATTGCTTGATAAGTATGCTCCAGAAGCAGATTGTATCCAAGCAATGAAAATTTGGAAATTGCCCGATGGTAAAGAGAGTCTTTTCCCCGTTGTTTGCAATGGCGGTGAATATTTTGCTGAATTGAAGAAAGATGGATATTGGTATCAGTATGAAAAAACTGAGCATTATGATTATTTATTTAGTCGTAATGTAAGTGCAAATACTGGTATTTTAACTGAAAAGCTAGCAAATGTTCCTCATATTCATGAAGCACTCAAAGATTTACCTTCCGGCACTATTTTGATAGGTGAAATTTATTATCCAGGTAAAACTTCTAAAGATGTAACTAAAATTATGGGATGTTTAGCGCCTGAAGCGATTAAACGTCAGCAGTCCAGCGGATTAATTCATTATTATTTGCATGATGTTATTAAATATAATGGAATTGATATTCAGAATGAGGGTGCTTGGACACGCTATCAGGTATTAAAAGCCATTTGGGATAAATTTAATTTAGGCCAATATTCTTATATGGAACTTGCAGATGCGGTTCTTGATAATATTCAAGAATTTACTGCGGCCGCCCTTGCTGCGGGTGAAGAAGGTGCGGTTTTAAAGAAAAAGGATGCTCCATATGTTCCCGACAAACGACCGGCATGGTCTTCTATTAAGATTAAAAAGATGGATTATGTTGATTGTATTTGTATTGGATTTGAAGATGCTACTAAGTATTATGATGGTAAAGAAATCACAACTTGGCCTTACTGGGAAAAAGTTTTGGATGATAATAATGTTATTCATACTCATATTTGTCAATATGGTTGTGTTGGTTGGCAACCAGTTACTAAGGGCTATTATTATGGATGGAAGACATCTATGAAGTTAGGAGCCTATGATAATAAAGGAAACCTTATTGAAATTGGAACGGTATCCTCTGGATTAACTGATGAACTTAAAGAAGCTTTTGCTAAGGAACCTGAAAAATACCTTAACCGAGTAGTTTCTATACAGTGCATGGAAATCAATAGCAAAGATCATACTTTAAGACATGGATTTTTTAAAGGATTCCGTGACGATAAAAACATTACTGACTGCACTTTGGCGGAATGTTTTGACAAATAAAAAAATTTTTTGTAGAATAAACTTGTAAAAATTAAGGAAGAAAATTTTTAAATGAAAACAAAAGAACTCAAGAATCTCGCAAAGAAAATTGCTAATGCAGAGTTAATCGTTCAGACGAGTGAAGACCCGCAAGCCGTTCGTAAAGCCCAAAATCAAATTATGGAACTTTCGAGCCACGTTCACAGTCTTGATGATATTACAACCATTGATGAAATGGTTCAAGAAATTCTTGGAAAAATTCTTGACAAATAAAAAATTTTTTACTATAATATTTACATAACCTAAAGGTTAAAAGAAAAAGAAAAAAATTATTTAATTATTTAAAGGAGATTATTATTATTATGGCTATGAAGGAAAATTCTAAGAAGGTTCTTAATTATTTGAAGGAAGTTAACGGTCAGGAAGTTACCGCTGCTGATGTCGCTGAGGCTCTCGGCCTTGAGAAGCGTTCTGTTGATGGTATCTTTACTAGTGCTATTCAGCGTAAGGGTCTTGGTCTTCGTACTCCCGCTGAGGTTGAGCTTGAGGATGGTACCCATAAGCAGGTCAAGTTCCTTTCCCTCACTCCCGCTGGTATGAGCTTTGATCCCGACGCTCCTGACGCGGAGTAATTAATATAGATTATTAAGGGGTAGATTTTAATATCTGCCCCTTTCTTTTTTAAATATTTATGCTTACTTTAATTCTTATTATACTGTCAATTATTGCTGGCTGTATTTTAATGTATGTTATTTTATGGCCCCGATTATGTAATATCCAAAAGCTTAACGAAGAAGTAGAAAAATAGAATAAAAAACTTCAAGCTGAGAATATGGATTTAGATGATTAGTATACAATACTATCAACGGCTGTAAAATCTATTACTTCTAGAAAAGAAGAAGTAGAAAATAATTTAAAAGTTCTTTAGTCCAAAAGAGATGAAGTTGAAAATAGTTTAATCTCTTTATAGAATCAAGCTCAACAATCCGCGGATATTTTTTATCAGCAATCAATGGAAAATGCTCGTGTTCGTCTTGAATATGATTTAAATAAACAAGAATTTAAATACATATAGGCTAAAGAAGAATATGAAAATGAATATTAGTCAACACTTGTTGATTGTTCTATAGAATTAACTAATTTAATTGATTCTAAAAAAGAAGAGTTAAATAAATTAGATGAAGAAATTCAATTGCATAGTAGAGAGGTCGCGGCCGCAGTTGATGCTGCGAAAAGAGCAGAAGAAATTAAAACTCAAGCTGATTTCTATAAATTACAATTGCCTCAAATAGATATTGATGAAATTAAACTTCTTCGCTCTATTGAGCCAAAACTTCGTGATAAAGATATTTTAAATAAAGTAATTTGGAAGAGTTATTATGAAAAACCAACAACTGATTTGATTGGTCGAGTAATTGGCTCAGGAATTCATACAGGAATTTATAAAATTACTAATTTAGAAAATCAAATGTGTTATGTGGGCCAAGCGGTTGACCTATCTTCGCGCTGGAAATAGCACATTAAACGCGGAATTGGAGCTGAACCTGCGACCCGTAATAAACTTTATCCTGCTATGTTAGCTATTGGAGTAGAAAATTTTAGTTTTGAAGTAATAGAAGAATGCTCTCGTGACGAATTAGACGCACGAGAAGATTACTGGCAAGACTATTTTAAAGCCAAAGAATTTGGTTATAGTATAAAATGAGGATTGATTATGAAAAATAATAAAATCGTCAGCAATGTAAGAGTCTATGACTTGCCAGAAAGCATGGTTGCTGCTGGATATCCAATGAGAACAGATACTGAACAGCATTCAATCACTAATAAGGATATGGCAAGATGCTAGAATCTTGTATCCGCAACAAAAAGCGGAAATATGGCTCATGCTTAGTTCTTAACTGGTATTAGAGTTAATTTTGATTTAACTTTTTCCAATAAAGCATGGGTCGAAGCAGAAAGATATAGATTTCTTGAATTTGTATCTTCACAGTCTACGATGCATTGTATTACTAAGTTTGATTTAAATGAACAATATAATGAATATGTTGATCCAAGAATCATTGAAATAATGCGCGAAAAAGTTGATGTTTATAATAAACTTCTAAGTATTATTGATAAAGTTAAGCATTGTGAGACTGAAAATAAAAATTAGAAAATTAAAATGCTTGAGCAGTTAGAGGAAATTAGAAAAGAGAAATATCTTGAAATTCTATACTCTAACCCTGCTGGATTTTTGCTTACTGCAAGATTAACTACTAATTATAGATGTTTAAGAAACATATATATTTAGAGAAAAGACCATCGCCTTCCGGAATGGAGAGAGTTCTGTAAGTGGATTGAAACTCTTCCTTATGCGGAAGAGCTATTGGTAAATTAATCATAATTTGATTTTTCCAAATAAATATTATATAATATTTATATAAGATAAAGAAAGGTTATGAACTTTTTAAAAATGAGTAAAAAGCAAGCGTTTATTGATTATGTTGAAGAATTAATTGATGCAACTAATGAAAATAGCCATCCAGTAGAAATGAGTGAAGATGCTCGTATTTATTGGGAAGCATTAAAAGCAAAAGAAGAAACTGAAAAGCCTCTATTTACTGAAGGCGGAAAGGCCATTATTAAATGGATGCAAGATAATAAGAATGATATTCCATTGATTAAGTCAAGAGAAATCGCAGAACATCTTGGAGTATCTAGCCGTGGAGTTGCGGGTTCCATGCGTAAATTAGTATCTGATGGTTTCGTAGAAAAAGTTAGTCAAGATCCAATTATATATACTTTAACAGAAAAAGGAAAAAATATTAATATATCGAGTTTATTTGATTAAGGAGAAATTTATTTATGAAGAAAGTAATGGAAAATGCTACTCATATTGAAGGTATCTTGTACGAACATGCTTTGGAGAATAAGGTAACTGGACAGAATTCCAAGAATCCTGGTACTCCTTTCATTTCTGGCACTATTAGTATTGCAACTGACAATGCTCTTACTAATATTGTTCAGGTTCATTTTACTTATGTAACTCAAACCACTGCAAAGGGCACTCCTAATGCTACTTATTCTATCCTTCAGAATATTATTGATGGAACAATTGGTAATTATATGGCTGATGGTGAGGATAAAGCGGCTAAGCTTCGTGTCGATTCCGCGATTGGTCTTAATGAGTTTTATTCTGACCGCAATGGCAAGGATGAACTTGTAAGCACTAAGCGTAATGAGGGTGGTTTTGTTCATACTACCAATGCTCTTATTGAAGATGAAAAACAGCGTAACACTTTTAAGTGCGATATGATTATTACTAATGTAACTCATATTGATGCTGATGAAGAGCGTAATATTCCTGAAAAGGTAATTGTTAAGGGAGCAATTTTTGATTTCCGTAAGTCTTTGCTTCCTGTTGAATTTACTGCTACCAACCCTGGCGCTATGGCTTATTACGAGGGACTTGGTGCTACTCCTTCTGAGCCTGTTTTCACCAAGCTTTGGGGCCGTCAGGTGTCTGAAGTAATTAAGCGTGAAATCCGCGAGGAATCCGCATTTGGTGATGACAATGTTCGTGAGGTTCAGAGTACTCGTAGAGAGTTTGTTATTACTGGTGGTGCTAAGGAGCCTTACGTTTGGGATGATGAAAGCTCTATCACTGCTAAGGAACTTACTGAAGCTATGACTGCTCGTGAGACTTATCTTGCTACTTTGAAGCAGCGTCAGGATGAGTATAAGGCTTCTCGTCAGAATGCAGCGGCAGCTCCCGCAACAGGTGGATTCCAGTTCTAATCAATGAATTAGCCATTAAATAACGATGACCTCTCAATAAGAGGTCATCGTGCTAAAGTTAATTTATTATACAATGATTTTTATATACCAAATTTAAAAGAAATACTTAAAGAAATAATAATTAAAAAGAATAAGGAGACACAACATAATGGCTATTGATTTAACTAAAATTCAACCTCATAAAGTAAGCAAGGACCTTTCGGGTTATATCACTTTTATTTATGGTAAGCCTAAGACTGGCAAGACCACTTTGGCAACTCAAATGCCTAATTCTTTGCTTTTAGCTTTTGAGCAGGGTTATAACTGCCTTCCTGGTGTTATGGCCGCTGATATTACTTCTTGGGCAGAAATGAAGCAGGTTTATCGTGATTTGAAGCGTCCAGAAGTAAAAGCAATGTATAGTGCTATTATCGTAGATACTATTGATGAAGCCGCAAAGTATTGTGAAAAGTATATTTGCAATCAGAATCAGATTGAATCTCTTGGAGATCTTGGTTATGGTAAGGGCTGGTCCAAGTTCAAGGATGAATTTAATGAAGTTTTCAGAGGTTTAACTCGTCTTGGATATGCAGTTTTCTTCATTGGACACGAAAAGGAACAGACTGTTACTCGTCCTGATGGAACTGAAGTCGTCGCTGTAAGACCTAATCTTTCTCAGTCTACTCGTACTATTATTACTGGTATGGCTGATGTTTATGGTTATGCTCACCAAAAAGCTGCTGGACAAATGTCTGTCTTGACTCTTCGTTCTGGTAATGATCTTATTGACTGCGGTGGCCGTTTCAAGTATATTGAAAGTGAAATTCCTATGAATTATGATAGTCTTATTAGTGCTATTCATGAGGCTATTGATAAGGAAGCTGCAGATAATGGTGGTAAGTTTGTCACCGATGAAAAGATGACTGTTGCTCCTGAAGCTCCTACCTATGATTATGAAGCACTTATGGCTGAGTTCCAGACTTTGGCTGGAGATATGATGAATAAAAATCCTACTTATTTCGGTCCTCGTATTACTCAGATTATTGACAAATATTTAGGCAAGGGTAAGAAGATTTCTGATGCTACTCCTGAGCAGGCAGAATTTGTGTCTTTAATTGTTGGTGAAATTAAAGATGATCTTCTTCCTCAAATGGAAAATAAGTAAATAAATATATAAGCTATAGCCGGAGTGATGAAAATCGCTCCGGCTTGACTTTTATTTAAAAATATTATATAATATTTATATAAAGTAATGGAAAGGAGTAATTTATATACATAAAGTTAAATGTATTTATTGTCAGCAAACTTTCGATAGAGATAAATTTCCTTATGTTCAAGTAAAATCTCGACGATATGCTCATCCAGAATGTGCTAAATAGGCTGAAAATGAAGACACTCCTTTACAGGTTCATAACCCGCCAGAAAAAGTAAAAACAAAAGAAGATTTAGATAAAGAAAAATTTGAAGAATATGTAAAGAATTTATTGGGTGAATCTTATATTAATGCTCGCGTCCGCAAGCAAATGAATGATTATATTAAAGAATATCAATATACATATTCTGGAATGTTAAAAGCCTTGATTTATTTTTATGAAGTTAAAGGAAATAATAAAAATAAAGCCAATGGTGGAATTGGTATTATACCTTTTATTTATAAAGACGCTTACAATTATTATTACAATCTTTGGATGATTCAGCAATCTAACAAAGATAAAAATGTTGTTGATTACGTTCCTAAATTAAAGGAAATAAAAATTCCTATTCCTAAAAAAGAACCTCGAAAAAGACAAGTTTTTACATTTTTAGATGAATAGGAGGAACTAAATGTCGAGTAAATATGTAGATCCAACAGCAATTACGCAAGTTATAGGATGTGTATATAATACTCCTCAACTTTTGGATTTTACTGATAGATATACAATAACTGATGAAGATTTTGCAGATGAATTTCATAGAATTGTTTTTGGAGCAATATATAAAATTCATGAATTAGGAGCTTAGAAAATTACATTAGAAAATATCAGTGATTTTCTTTCTTCTCGCCCTAAATATGAAGCAACATTTAAAGTTAATAAAGGTGAAGAATGGTTATTGAAAGTTTCTGAGAATGCAAAACCTTTATCATTTGATTATTATTATGGTCGTTTAAAAAAAATGTCTTTACTTCGTGCTTATGATAAATATGGTATTGATGTTTCTTTTATTTATGATCCTGATAATATTTTAGACACCGAAAAGAAGCAACTACAAGAAGATAATCTTGATAATTCTTCATTAGAGTATATCGCACAATTAATTGATGACCGAATAGAACAAATTAAGTATGAATATGTAAATGATGTTGAAGGTACTGCTGTTCAAGCGGGGGATGGAATCTTTGAATTGCTTGATGATTTAGAACAACATCCAATAGCAGGAAGCCCTCTTTATGGACCTCTTGTTAATACAGTTACTCGTGGAGCAAGACTTAAAAAGTTTTATTTGCGTTCCGCAGCGACCGGCGTAGGTAAAACTCGTTCTATGATAGCGGATTCGTGCTATATTGCTTGTAATAAAATATATGACGATACTTTTGGAACTTGGATTAAGAATGGAATTCAAGAACCTGTATTGTATATAACAACAGAGCAAGATAAAAATGAAATTCAAACAATGATGCTTGCTTTTCTTTCTAACGTAAATGAAGAACATATCATATATAATGAGTATGAGGGGAATGAAAAAGAGCGTGTAATGGAAGCCGCAAGAATCCTTAAAGATAGTCCATTATACATTCGCGAATTACCCGACTTCTCATTACAAGATGTTGAAAATGAAATTAAAAAGGGCATCCGCGATCATGATGTAAAGTATATTTTCCATGACTATATTCATACAAGTATGAAGATTCTTGAAGAAATTACTCGTCGTAGTGGCGGAGTAAAACTTCGTGAAGATAATATTCTTTTTATGTTATCTAACAAATTAAAAGATATTTGTAATCAATACGGCGTTTTTATTATGTCAGCAACTCAGTTAAACGGTGATTATGTTGATTCTAAAACACCAGACCAAAATCTTTTGCGCGGAGCAAAATCTATTGCAGATAAGGTAGACTATGGTTCAATTCTTTTAAATGTTCAAGATGATGACTTAGTTTCATTAGAAAAAATATTAAATACAAGATTATTTGATACTCCGACTATTAAAATGTCTGTTTATAAAAATAGACGTGGAAGATATAAAGGAGTTATTCTATGGTGTAAGGCAGATTTAGGAACTTGTAGAATTACGCC